AAGGTGTGGTGATATGTGATGCGACTGACAGCAAAACAGCAGAAATTTGCAGACTACTACATTGAGCTTGGCAACGCTGCCGAAGCGGCTCGGAAAGCGGGATACAGCAAAAGAACTGCCAGATCAATTGGTCAAGAAAACCTAACAAAACCTGACGTTAAAGAATATATAAGCAAACGGCTTGAAGAACTAGCTAATGAACGTGTGGCAGACCAACAAGAGGTTCTAGAATTTCTAACAAGGCTTATGAGACGTGAAGAAAGCGATCAAGTAGTTGTCACACTGAAAAAGCCAACATCTGTCATGCTGCAGGGCAAGGACGGGAAATCGTATTCAAAATTTGCATATGAAGATATTGATGATGTCGTGGATGTTAAAACAAAAAATAGTGATGCAATCAAAGCGGCAGACATTCTATCTAGGCTTCAAGGCATGGGTAACAATGCCAATAATAAGCTGGCAGAAAATCAATCGCGCAAAGTATCGGCTGAGGCTGACATCATGGAAGCCAAGGCCAAGTTGCTTACTGATGCAGATTCGCAAGACAGGACGGTGATTGTCGATGACGTCCCAGAAGATGATTAAGCTAAGCAAGATGGTGCAACCACATTTCTATTCGTTTTGGCGGTCAAAGGCACCATATCTGATACTGAACGGCGGCCGTGGCTCGTTTAAGTCATCGACAGTTAGTCTGAAGCTACTCATGATGCTTAAAAGGCAAGCACAGCAAGGACATAAAGCCAATGTCATCATCATTCGAGAGAATACGGTTAACTTGCGCGATTCGGTTTACAGCCAGATCAGTTGGGCAATTGACATGCTCAAAATGACAGACGAGTTTGTGTTCAACGTATCGCCTATGCGCATAACGCATCGTGGAACTGGCAGCACATTCTACTTCTATGGCGGTGACAAACCTGAAAAGCTGAAGTCTAACACCGTTCGCAACGTGATTGCTGTGTGGTATGAAGAAGCAGCCAACTTCAAGTCTGCTGAAGTGTTTGACCAAACTAATCCAACCTTCATTCGACAAAAGTCACCGTGGGTTGATCAGGTTCAAGTCTTCTACACGTATAACCCACCGAAGAATCCATATGACTGGATCAATGAGTGGATTGATAGTGTTAGAGGAGACCCGGACTTCTTCATTGACACTTCAACTTATCTCGATGATGATCTTGGATTCACTGACGAACAGCAGCTTAGACTGATCGACAAGTATAAGGACAATGATTACGACTACTACCGTTGGCTTTATCTTGGCGAGATTGTCGGACTTGGCACCAACGTCTACAACATTGATCTGTTCCACCTGATTGACCATATTCCTGATGATGATCCCTTGGTTTATCTATTTCCAGCAATGGACAGTGGGCATATATCGTCCGCTACAGCATTGCCAGTCGCTGCTGTTACCTCGAAGGGCAATGTAATCGTTCTTGACACCTATTACTACTCGCCAGCAAATCAATCGTTAAAGAAGCCACCAAGCCTCTTATCCAAGGAAATTCACGAATTCTTGGCTTCGGTAACCAAGAAATATCGCGGCGCTAAAGTCAAAAACATGACAATCGATTCTGCTGAAGGTGCCATGCGTAACCAGTATTACAGCGATTACCACGTTGCTTGGCATCCAGTACACAAGCTCAAAGAAGCCGATATGATCGACTACGTTCAAAGCCTGCTCGCACAAGGGCGGGTTTTTGTTTTGGACACTCCGAACAATAAAGTGTTCATGGAACAGCATCGGCAGTATCAATGGGATGAGAAGTCAATGGAGTCAGACGATCCCATAGTTATCAAAGAAAACGACCATACAGTAGACGCATTCAAATACATGATTCTTGACAATGCTCGAATTCTTGGGCTTAAACGCTAAGAAGGTGATGCTTTGAACTTAATCAATACAATCAAAAATCTATTCAGGAAAGGAGGCGCAGCATTGGGAGTTGTACAAAGCCTTGGGCAAATTACCGATCACCCAAAAATCAGTGTAGATCCAAAAGAGTATGACCGTATTGCACTAGATAAACGTTACTTTGAAGGCAAATTTCGTAAGATTGAGTTCAGAAACACGTACGGAGATCTTAAAAAGCGTCCTTATGTCACTTTAAACATGATGCAAGTTATCTGCCGACGGTTGGCCTCACTTTTATACAATGAGCAAAGCAAGATTACGATTGAAACTCGCCCCAGAAAACTGACGAGTCCGGAAATACGGTCGATTATAAAGCTCCGGATGAAGCAGATACGTTTATTCATGAAGTTCTGGAAGACAATGACTTCAATAAGAACTTTGAGCGCTATCTTGAATCGTGCTTGGCACTTGGTGGCATTGCAATTCGGCCTTATGTTGACTACAGCACGAAGAAAATCAAGCTGGCATGGGTGCAGGCTCCTAGTTTCTACCCACTTCGGTCTAATACGAATGACGTTAGCAATGCAGCTATTGCAACGAGAACTGTAAGAACTGAAGGAAAGCAAACGGTGTATTATACGTTGCTTGAGTTCCACGAATGGAGCGAAAACCAGTACACCATTACAAACGAGCTTTATAGGTCAGAGACCTCGGATACTGTTGGCATCAAGGCGGACTTATCCGTGCTGTATCCCGACTTGCCACCATTGGTTAATCTGGATACGTCTGTGTTTACGCGCCCGTTATTCGTTTATCTGAAGCCGGCCGGATTCAACAATAGAAACATCACCAGTCCGTTGGGCATCGGTGTTTGCGACAATGCGCTGAACACTCTCAAACAGTTGAATGATGCATATGATCAATTCAATTGGGAAGTCAAGATGGGTCAGCGACGAGTAGCCGTTGCTGATAGTATGACGGAGATCACATTCGGGCGGGAAGGTCAGAAGGAACCCAAACAAGTATTTGACACTGACCAGAATGTCTTTCTGTCAGTCCAAGGCGGTGGCATGGACGATAAAACAGTCCAAGATTTAACGACCCCTATCAGATCTCAAGATTACGTCGCATCTTTAAACCACTTTCTTAAAACGCTTGAGATGCAAGTTGGCTTGTCTTCCGGCACGTTCTCGTTTGACACCGCCGGTAACATTCAAAACAAAACGGCAACCGAAGTTGTTAGCGAAAACAGTATGACGTACCAGACGCGTAACAGCCATCTGACAATGGTTGAACGTGCAGTACAAGAGCTGTGCGTTTCGATCTGTGAGCTTGCCAGTGGAACGGTCATTAATGGGTCAGCATTATACAGCGGGCCAATTCCAACGATTGGCCAAGTTACTGTTGATTTTGACGATGGTGTATTTACTGACAAGTCTGCAAGTCTTGATTACTGGATCAAGGCCAATGCTGCGGGGCTCGTGCCAAAGCGTGTTGCCATTGCTAGAGCACTTGATGTTCCAGATGACGTAGCAGAACAGTATGCTGCCGAGGTTTCGCAGGAAAGTCCAGAGCCATCGGCGCCGCAAGATAGCCAATCAGGTTTATTTGATGGAGACGGTGATAGCTAATGCCTAAAGTGACTCCGCATCAATTGACAATCGCACAGGCTTCTATTGGTGATATCTACGCATCGCTAGAACAAACGTTGTTCGAGATGTTCATTGACAGGCTAACCAGCCACGGAGCGTTTCCGCTTGACGAGGATCACATGCTCCAATGGCAAGCAGAGCAACTTAACAAGCTCCATTTGGTCAATGAAGCAACAATCAAGGAAGCAAGCAAAGCTACAGGAATTGCTCAAACCAAACTAGTGGCCTTGTTCAAAGATTTCGGGATTGCGATTGCAAATGATGAATATAGTCGCTTGGCAAAGGATACCGGTAAGGATATTTCGCCGGGTACTGACGTCGATCAGTTGCTTAATGGCTATTTGAAGCAGACCTTCCTTGATCTCAACAACAACGTCAACCAGACGCTAATTACCACGAATTACGGCGCGAATGCCGCTATGCGTACTTATCAGCAGATTGTAAAAGAAACTACCGCACAAGTGATTACTGGGCTTAAAACGCCTGCTAGGGCCTTGGCCGACACCATCTATAAATGGCGAGATCAGGGCATTCAAACTGTGCTAACAGATAAAGGAACGCATGCTTGGTCACTTGAAAGCTATGCCCGAATGGTGATCACTAACACAAGCGGAAGAGCTTTTCAGGCAGTCAGAGATCAAGCTGCTGATGACTATGGCATTGATACGTTTGTCATGTCTAGCCACCCAGCTAGTCGCGCTGCATGTGCACCAATTCAAGGAAAGACAGTAACAACCCGCTATCAGTCGTTCCGATCTGAAATTAGTGGTGAGTGGTTCGAGTCGCTTTTCAATCATGGCTATGGTGAACCTGGTGGAACATTCGGAATTAATTGTCATCACCAAAAATGGGCTTATGTACCCGGCGCAAACACTAATAGTCAATCGCAATTTGATCCTAACGAAGCCATTCGTAATGGTAATGTGCAGGCCAAGCAACGCGAATTGGAGCGAAGGGTGCGCAAGTACAAAGCTGATGCAGACCTAGCTAAAAAGCTGGGCGATGCAGATGGTCAACAGCATTACAAGCAATTAATCAGCAATAATCAAGCCGCCCTGCGACAAATCGTCAAAGATCACGACTTCCTGTCTCGGGACTATTCAAGAGAAAAAGTGTTTTCGTAGGAGGATAAAATGCAATTACCAAAATCAGAAGGTTTGAAAACGCGTGAAAGCATTAAAAAGCGCCTGCTTGATTTGGCAGCAGAGGCTAATAGCATTAAAGACTATGAGCTAGGATCGCTTATCCTGACCGCATACAATCGATGCGATGACAATGTGACCATTCAGAATGGCAATTTATATGTTAACGGCAAACTGATGATAATCGACAATGCGACACTTGCCAATTATATGGCACTGTCATTTACTGCCGACACTAAATCGACGTCTGGTAACGTGTCAGGTCCTCACCTAAGCGTTATTGAACTGAAAGATGACGGCCCATATCTTAACGGCAAACGTATTGAAGGCGTCATTGATATGAACATCGATTCAAAGGCCGGTGATCATACCAAAGTTGTCATTAAACTTGCTGCTAATGTGCATGGTATAGACGACATCAAGCAAGAATACAGTTTCTAATCTAGGAGGAAATGCAATGAAATATCGTAAGAAGCCGGTTGAAATTGAAGCTTGGCATTTTACTAAAGAGAACCTTAAAAAAGGCATACCACGGTGGGTAGATCACTTGCCTGTTAATAAAAATGGGTATGAGGAATTGAACCATGATATTTCTCTTTGGTCGCAGTATGGCAGGGAGAAAATTGGCGGTGAAATCAAGACTCTTGAAGGTAAGATGACTATTTCAGAGAATGATTACATCATCAAAGGCGTTCATGGCGAATTATATCCGTGCAAGCCTGATATCTTTGAAGAAACATACGAACCATCTGGACGTTCGGTAGATGGTAAATTGCTTGCCGAAAAATTGGCGATGCCGATCAAACACGAGCTTGATAAACGATCTAGAGATGCACAACGCCGTAAAGGATTTTTGTAAGCCGCAGCTAGCGGCTATTTTTATGCCACTCGACCTAAGCATGTCGTAAAACTGCTATTTGTTTTACCCAATTCGCGGTCGTACCGCGTCAAAAACACGTAAGGGAGAGATTGTATTGAAACGCGAAGAATTAAAAGGATTAGGTCTGTCTGATGAGCAAGTAGACAAGGTTATGGGAATCCATGGTACCGATGTGAACGAACTGAAGGGCCAAGTCAGTCAGCTGACGACAGAACGGGATGGGCTAAAACAGCGTGCGTCCGACTCGGACAAGCAACTGAACGAGTTAAAGTCAGCCCACAAGGATGACAAGGACTTCCAAGCCGAGATTGACAAACTCAAAGCCGACAATAAGGCAAAAGATGATGCAGCTTCTAAGCAGCTCAAAGAAACCCAGTTGAATTATCAGACTGAGCTTGCTCTGGTGAAAGCCGGTGCATTGAATACCAAAGCGGCATCAGCACTGATTGACAAGGACAAGCTTAGCTTGGATGAGAAAGGGAACATTACCGGATTAGATGAGCAGCTTGAAGCACTCAAGTCAGATGACAGTAGCAAGTTCTTGTTCAAGGCTGAAGAGGCACAGAAGCCAAATGACACACCACCAATTACAGTACCTGGTAACCCTAATCCAAACGCAAATGGCACTCTGAATCCAGCCACTGCCACCTATGAAGAGTTGGCGGCAAGCATGGCACACGAAGAATAAGAAAGGATGATTTAAATGGCTTTTCCAAATGCACAAACGACTGACAAGTCCGCAATGATTATTCCTGAGGTTATGGCCCAGATGATCGCAGCACGGCTTCCTAAGGCAATTACTTTCTCGCCTCTCGCAACGGTTGATAACACTCTTGTAGGTGTTCCCGGTGACACTATCACGGTTCCACACTGGAAGTATATCGGCGATGCTGTCGATTTTGCTGAAGGGGATAGCATTGACTACTCCAAAATGCAGAACGGCAAAACAACTTCGACGATCAAGCGAGCTGGCAAAGGGGTAGAAATCTCTGACTTTGCTGTTCAAGTAGGGCTTGGCGATCCAAAAACGGAAGCTGCTAACCAGCTGTCCATGGCCATTGGTTCTAAGGTCGATAACGATTGTGTCACAGCATTACTGAATGCTCGTCTGACACTGACTCATGCGGCCCCTGATCTTGACTTGATCGACGCGATCGAAGCCGCATTTGAAGATGACACTAGTGAGTTCAACACCGAAGGTTCTTCGCCAGTACGTGGTGTGCTTTACATGAACTTGAAGGACTACAACAAGCTCCGTAAGGCAGCAGCATCTGACTACACTCGGGCTACCGAACTCGGTGATCAAGTTCTGACAAGCGGTGTACTCGGTGAAATCTTTGGTTGGCAGCTTGCTACCTCCCGCAAGATTCCTGTTGGTACTTACTTGGCTGTTAAGGCTGGTGCTCTTGGCATCAACATGAAACGTGGTGTAGAAGTTGAGACCGCGCGTGATATTGACCACAAGACAACCAAGATCAATGTTGATGAATACTACGGCGTTTGGCTGAAAGACGATACCAAGGCGCTTGTCGTTAATACTCCAGCAGTACCAGGCAAATTTGATCCAAACGGTAGCGTTAAGCCAACCGATGCTCAGACCGTTGATGAAATCAAGGCTTGGTTAACTGCCCACAAAATCGATTTAAGTGGAAAGACAGAAAAGTCTGATCTTTTAAAGTTAGTTCCAGCTAAATAGTCAACATTAGTCGCCATTGAAATGCACAATAGGGAAATCCCGGCGGCTTTGTGAGGTGATGATATGGCCTATGTAGATAAAGATGATTACATGCAAGCAATGCATATTACTGATGGAGATGTTCCTAAGAACTTCGATCAATTGGCAGATTTGGCCAGCGAATATCTAGATGAGCAAACACGCGATTTTTATCAAGGTAACGACCTTGCTAGTGACCCATGGCCACTTCGTGCAAGTAAGTTTAAGCGGGCGGTTATCCGTCAAATTGCTTACATGATTGATTCTGGTATTACCACAACAGAGCAAGCCATTAGTCAGCCTACGAGTGTTTCGAAGACAATTGGACGTACAACGGTGTCCAAGTCGTGGAATAATAGCCAGTCCTCAGCTGATGGCCAACAGCACTCGGTTATCAGTGCTGATGCGCTGGCAGCTCTTAGCGGCACTGGGTTGCTATACCGAGGTGTTGACTATGTTCGATGAGATCGATGACTTGATATCATACAACGATTCGGTCACGTTGTTCCGAGTTACCGGTAAAGATGACTGGCAGAAGCCTATTTACAGCGAACCGGTTGTCATTGGGCACGCTAGAATCGATCGCGGCACGGTATATTCGGGAACCAACAACGATCGGCAAATTGTTGCTAAAGCCGTCATTTACATTCGATGCGCTGGCAACTCAGACATGCCGTTGCTTGATGATAGTTGGCTGCAAGGGCAGGCCGAATTCGACAACCGCAAGTACACCATTACTACGGTCAACGTTTTAAAAGATACTGATACGCCTGAAATATGGGGGTACGAATTGGAGGTGTTGTAATGGGTGTGAAAGTAACAGTTGATGTTGATTTGATGAGTAAACTTGGAACGAAAGCCCAAAACAAAGCTCTCACAGCTGCTGCTACTCAGCTCGATACAGAATTGACTGATTACAATACTGGCGTTGTGCCTATGCTTCACGAAGATCTTCGTAAAACAGCAATACCAGACGGGTCGAATGTCGATTTTAATAGTGTTTATGCGGCAGCTCAGTTTAACGGTGGCTATACAAAAAAAGACGGCACCAAAGTAACTTTTCATCACTACACGACTGAGGGAACAGGCCCTCACTGGGACAAAATGATTGAAGACAACGATCAAAAGATGAGTCGAATTCGTGAGGCCTATCTGAAGGGACTGAACCTATGAATGCTTTAAAAACGTTGACGGATGCAATTAACACGATTCCCGATATGCCACAGAGAGTCAGCATGGGCTTCCTTTCTGCTGATGAATCGCTTTCAATCTATCCGACAAAAAACGGGTCGGTGATTGATGAAGATTTTGCCGGCAATCAAGAAACTAGGCTGTATTACGAAGTTGCTATCCGTACCAAGGATCAGCAGTTGGGCAACACAATCATGTGGCTAGTCTCCGATTTTGTTAAGCACTTGAAGGAACTTCCGTCTGATGATTTCCACTTTGAAAAAATTGAAACCACGTCAGAACCCAGCATCACCCAAGCTGATTCACGTGGCTTTTTTGTATACACGATTGATATCGCGATGAACGTAACAGCAAATAAATACGAGGAGTGATTTTTCATGGCAGAAAAAGAATTTAACTTGAACTTTAAAAACAAGTTCGAAATCGATACTAAGGGTGGTAAAGACCCATCAAATATCGTCGGTGCAACCTTTGTACCATTGGCAGCCGGCATCAATCACTTTACGCCGACTCTGAATGAAACAACGGCTAATGACGTCTATTACGACGGTGAAGGTTATGGTTCGACTGATGTTACAGGTAAACGTCTCCAGCTGGCTTATACAGGCCACCGTTTGGAAGGCGACCCAGCTCAGGACTATATCGCAAGTCACTTGCTTGACCTTGGCGACAAACTCAAGACTTTGGCCCGTTGGACGCAAGCTGATGGTTCTACTGTTGTTGGGCTAGTTACTATTAGCAATATTGTTACTTCTGGCGGTGCTCCGGGTGCCAAGCAGACAATGTCATTCACTTTGTCATTCAACGGCAAGCCTGTTTATACTCCTGCGTCAAAAGTGTAACGGTGTCTGGGGTATCTCTGGCACCGGCAAAAGCGAGCGTAAAAGTGAGAGCAACCACGGCATTAACGGCTACAGTTAGCCCGGAAGATGCGACTGACAAGTCTGTTAGCTATGAATCCAGTAAAATATCGGTCGCTACTGTCAACGGTAGTGGCGTAGTAACTGGCGTTTCTGAAGGCTCTGCTACCATTACCGCAACAACACACGATGGCAGCAAAACCGCAAGCGCGGCTGTAACAGTCACTGCCGCTTAAAAAGACATGGTCGCCAAAGAAATCAACAGTATGGGTAAAGCCCAGGCGGCAATAAGGAGGAAATCATGAGCAACGTAATTAATTTAGATGACGTACTAGCAACTAAGCAGGACTTTACCTATAAGGGTGAGACGTACACGTTCCGTTTCTCAGATAAAATGCAGCACGCTTTGAGTGATGCTTGGGTCAAGGCCAACGCATATGCTAAGCAGCTGACTAATGATGACAAGGAAAATGATGACATCGACAAAAAGCCGGTTGAAGATCAGCTTAATTTTGTACGTGAGGCTCTCAATAAAGAACATGAAATCGCCATGGACTTCTTTGTACAGACGATCGGAAAAGAAAAAGCCGATAAGCTGTACAGCGATTTAGACCAAAGCACAGACGGCCTCATGTTTGTCCTTGGCCTAGTCAAGCGGGCATCTGAAAAGGCAATTAAGGACGCTCAAGACGCTGAATATCCTGCATTTGACGGGAATGAGGACAATGATTAGCCTCACTCAACCGCTAGCGTGGTACTGGCAGTGTGAAGACAAGAAATATCGTGTGAATTTGGCGTTTGATAACGTGTTGCGATGGTTCGAACTGCTTGATCGTGAGGACAAGACCGATGCTCAAAAGGGCGTCATTGGTTGGCATATGTTCGTTAATGCTAATGAGGTCGCGCCAGAAGACCGGTTAAAGGCACTTCAGTGGATTAATCAGTACGTCGGCCAGCAACCATATCATGACTCGGAAATGCAGCCAGCAACCGATGAAGAACCATCAGTAACAGGCGGAGCACAAGAGGAGTTTTTCTCTTACGTTCAAGATGCGCCTGCTATTTGGTCAAGCATACGAGCGTTTTATGGCATCGACTTAGAAGACGAACTAGGAAAGCTACATTGGCACAAGTTCCGTGCTATGTTGGATGGCTTGCCGGGTTCGTCTTATTTCATGCGCATCATTGATATTCGGCAACGATCTCGTCAGGGACTTGAAGGCAAGGATTTGATTAACTTGGTTGATTTGCAGAATTACTACATCTTGGATAAGTACCGTAATGCAAAGCACTCCGCAGAGGCAGCTGATTTCTTTGCTGCATGGGCGTCCAGCGCAAACAAATAATGAAAGGGGGAACACACAATGGCAGCAGATGGAACGATCTCGATTGAAGTTGCTCTAAAGGGCAAGGATCAGCTCATTAGTGATACCGAGCAAGCTGACAAAATACTAAATGACTTTGGTAGCCAAGCCGGCGATAAGATGGATAATGCCATCAAAGAGAACACAGATAAGGCTAAGCGGACTCTGGCTAGTTTTCCAAAAGAAGTCAAAACTGAACTCATTGCAGAAGCCAGAGATGCCGGCATTAAGAATTTCAGTGCCGTTTTGAAAAAGCTACCTAAAGAACAGCGAGTTGAATTGCTGACCAAGGTAGAAGATGGCAAAGCTATTAATTTTGAGAAATTGATTAAGTCGCTTCCCAAGGAAGTTCAGAGTGAAATCAAGGTCAAAGATGAAGCTACCGTTCCCCTTGAGAAGATTGAGAAGAAACAACAGGATATTCCGGGCAAAAAAGAAACCACTGTAAAGGCTAATGATCACGCATCTGCGCCTTTACGTCACATCAGCAATGAAGCAGACGATACCGGTCGGCATTTAAGAGGCTTACGGGATATTATAGCTGGCACCATGACCGGGAATTTGTTAAGCAACGGTTTCATAATGGCTCAAAGTACTATCACCGGTTTGATCGGTGATCTTAATGAAGCAAGTGCATCATGGCAGACATTTAATGCTAACATGCAGAACCTTAACATGCCTGATAAACAAATTGCTGCGACCAGAAAGGAACTGCAGGAGTATGCGCAGCAGACCATCTACTCTGCGTCTGACATGGCTACGACTTACAGCCAGTTAGCTGCTGTTGGTACTAAAAGTACCGATATCTTGGTAAAAGGATTCGGCGGCTTAGCTGCTGCTTCGGCAGATCCTGCGCAGGCGATGAAAAGTCTGTCGCAGCAAGCGACTCAAATGGCTGCTAAACCAAAGGTTCAGTGGCAAGACTTTCAAATCATGCTCGAACAATCACCGGCTGGTATGGCTGCCGTGTCCCGAAAGATGGGCATGAGCACTTCTGAACTGATTGCTAAAATCCAAGATGGCAAAGTCACAACAGGAGAGTTTTTTGACGCTATTGAGAAAGCGGGCAATGCACCGGGCTTTCAAAAGATGGCCACACAATACAAGACGGTTGGGCAAGCAGTTGACGGGCTCAAAGAAACGATTACTAACCGTTTGATAGGGGCATTTCAATCAGTATCCCAGTCTGGGATCAAAACCGTCAGCTTGCTTACTGATTCGATCAGTAATATCAATTTCGATAATTTGGCTAAAGGAATTACTAAACCGATTGATTATATTAACGCGCACTTCGATACCGTGACAGATATTGCAAAAAATATTTTTAAAATTGGTCAAATTATCGGTGGCACGATATTCAAAACTGCGTATGACGTTGTTATTGATATTGCCAGGGCTTTAGGGCTAGTAGATGATAAAAGCAATAAGGCTAAGGACCCTCTCAATAAGATTGATGGTATTTTGAAAAACATTGTTTCGCATAAAGACGATATCGAAAATCTAACCAAAGTTTGGTTGGCGTTCTTTGCCATCAAAAAAATTACCGGTTGGATTAAGTCAGTAAACGAAGCTAGAAAAGCAATCATGGAGCTAGGCATTGCAACCAAGATCTTTGGTGATGGTTCCGGTAGCGGAATCAGCCTGCCAAGTTTGGGAAAAAGGGGAGCAACTGGTACTGCAGTCGAAGACGCCGAAAGCGTGGCTGTTAATTCTAGCAAACGAGGCGGTTTATTCAGACGTATTTTCTCTGGTGGCACTGCCAAAGTTGGAGAGGACGCGCTTGAAGATTTAAGTGGCGCATCTAGTTTCACGTCCAAATTTTCAAAAGCCGCTGGAGCAGCCAAAGGATTAGCTGGAATTGGCACTGCCATTAGTATTATCTCCTCATTGGGAGAGTTGGCAGGGTCTACCAAGAAAACTATCGGTGGAAATGCCGGTAGTGCTGCTGGTGGTGCCCTCGGCACTTGGGCTGGCGGCGCTGCCACAGGAGCCGCTGTTGGTACATTTGCAGGTCCTATAGGCACTGCTATTGGTGCTGGTTTAGGAGCTGCCGCTGGAGGTGTGGCCGGTTCTAGTGTTGGTAAGAAGATTGGCAAAGAGGTTCAAAAAGGTGTTGAATCCACTTTCCATCCGAAACTTAGCAACGGTATGACAAAAGCAACCGAAAAGTTACATGGTGGCGTGAAGTCATTTGTAAAGTCCTATCAAGGTGACATGGATAAGATCATGGGCGACACTATCATGCTTGGCAGTGCCACTGGTAAACAGGCTGGCAAAATCGAAGCTGATATGACCAAAGCATATGCTCACATGTCTAAAAGTGTTGACGACTATTACAAGGGTAAGGAAAGCAAGTCCAAAAAAGACTTAGATTTGCTGGTCAAAAACGGTTCTATTACTCAAAAACAAGCTGACGAAGCTCTGGCTAAAGAGAAGAAGAACGATGCATCTAAAGCCGCCCAAATGAAGAAATCATATGCTGACATGCAAAAGGAAAGCGAAAAATACTTCAAACAACGTAACGATACCGAGAGTAAGTACGAAAAGAAGAGTACCGATGCGGTCAACAAGATTTTGAAAGATCGTGCCGCTCAACGCGAAAAGCTTGTCAAAGCAGGTGCTACTAAGGAAGAGCTTGCCGGATTTGACGCCACGACTGCGCGCAAAGTTGCGGCAGAGAAAAAGAAGCTCAAAGGCCAAGAGGATAAAGATCTTCAAAAGATTCAAAACAGCCATCTTAAGACCATGAAGACTTTACAGTCGCAGGCGGATGCCAACACTTATCAAAGCTTAAAAGTGAGTGCGGGCAAGGAAAAGGACCTTTTGCAGAAACTGTCAGAAGACAAGCACAAGATGGGTCAGGCAGAACTAAAGGAAGTCATCTCTACTTCGGCAAAGCAGACTAACGCTGTCGTCACCGCCGCTAACAAAACTTACAACGAGGCAAAGGACGCTGCTAACAAGAAATACAAGGCAACGACTTCAGCCGCTGAAACTGAATATTATGTCAATCACTCTATTTCAAAGTCTCAGTATGAAAAGATCGTCGGAGATGCCAAGAAGCAGCGTGACGATACAATCAGTGCTGCTAAGAAGCAACGCGATGACACCGTTAGCCACGCCAAGAAGCAACACGATGCAGTCGTTTCTGAAGCCACAAAACAAGCTGGAGAACACAAGAGTGCGGTAAATACCGAAACAGGTGATGTTAAGAGCACTTGGGATCGATTCTTAGATGGCGTTGCTGGTGTTTGGAACCACCTGATTGATGCATGGAATTGGGTAGGAAAACTTTGGGGCAAAAAGCCTTCTGGCCACTGGAAACGCTATGCATCTGGTACTGGCGGTACACGAGAAGATCAGCTTGCCGTTGTTGGTGAAGAGGGATTTGAGTTGGCCCATCATCCTAGTCTTGGTATTTTTCCACTGGGCGTTCACGGTATGGAAACAACTTTCTTACCAGCCGGAACAAGCATTTTGCCTCACAACCAATCAGAAGAATTCTTAAAGATGACTAATGCATTGCCCCACCACGCTACCGGTATTTTTGGTACTATCTCTGATTTATTTGATGGTGCTAAGAAAATCGCTTCTGGAGTTGGCTCAGAGATTGCGCATGCGTTCGGTAGTGCTATGAATTTCATTGATAAGGGTGTATCTGGCGCTTGGAGTTGGATTGAAGACAAGACTGGCATTAAGAAACTTGCAAGCAATGATGGTCAAAAATGGTCGTCAATGCGGTCTGATTTTGGTGGCGGGACTCTTAAAGGAATTAAAGACGGATTTTCAAACGTATTTACATCTCTATTCAAGAAAGCCAAAGAGGATGAAACGTCTGGTGGAAACTACAACCCAGAATTGATTTGGAAAGCCGCAAAAGAGATGGGATTGAGCCCATCGGGAAGCTTTATCCGCATGCTTCAGGCTACCATTCAGTCTGAAAGTGGTGGGCGCAACATTGTTCAACAAATCCACGATATTAACTCAGGCGGCAACGAAGCGCGAGGAATATTACAATATACTCCTGGTACCTTCATGCATTATGCGATGCCTGGGCATACTAATATCATGAATCCTTACGACCAGTTGCTCGCCTTTTTTAACAACTCAGATTGGCAAAATAGTATTGGTAACACCGTCATTTGGGGTCATGCGAAGACTGATTGGTTGCATTCTGGTCCTCAGGGCAGCCGGCGCTTAGCCTATGGTGGAAGATTTGATAAAGCCACACCGGCTGTGGTCGGTGAGGACGGTACTGAGTATGTTGTCAATGTTACAAAAGATAATGCTGATCAGTTGCTCATGGCAGCGATAGCTGAACGTGCCAAGACTAGTTCTTCTAGTATCTTTGCCAAAGCATTACAAGGATTCAAATCATCGCAGATTCGGGCGATTAATTCAGTGCCTGATGTTCAAAACGCTATCAACAGCTTTAGTACCGGCACAGCACAACCAAAAGTAATTAATGTTCAAACCGATGTATCACTTAATGGCAAGAGCATGGTTAACGAAATGGCTGAACCGTTACGCATCAAAATTGAACGAAACGGCCGTGTTCAACTTTATAGGAAAGGAGTGCCATATCTACAATGACTTTAGCGATTACCTTTGGAGATACCAATATTTCTAAATGGCTAGATGGTATTTTGCTAGTCACACGAAATGTGGGCCAAAATCGAGTTCCCCAGCTTGATCAAATTGGCTTATCAGATGGGAAGATGCTTTCTTACATTCGGGCTGATGAAGGGACGATTGTTGTAACGGCCATTGTTAGAACTAACGTTACTGAAAAGCGAAGATTGCTAGCTGATGCATTAACTACCTCGACACCGACAAAGCTTATATTCGCTGATGAGCCAGACATCTATTACAATGCCATTTCAACTGGACAGATTACTTTAGACGAGGCCTATCTTCACAATACGCTGACCATAACGTTCACTGTTCCCGATGGCATTGCACACTCGGTAGCCACGAAGACGGCTGACAACATGCCTTACAAGGGCATGCCAGTGAACTTGTCAACTAATACTAGTTTTTCATCTGGACTAGACCATTGGAATGTAAATGGAGATTGTAAAGCAGTGGTAGCAACTGATTCTGACGGAGACACTTGCATTCATATCACTAGCACTAGCAATTTTTGTGGCATATTTTGTAGTCCAGTATCTTTTAACCAAAATCAAGTAACTACTGGATCGGTGTTAGCAAAAGGAACTGGTGAACTTGCGTGTGTTGGGCTTGAAGGTAGAGCAATCTCTAATTTTGGAACAATTTCAACTGGATCTTATTCTAAGGTTGGTTCAACAGGACAGGCGAGTTCCAGCACAAACAATTTTGTGGCTTATTTCAATCAGGTTGACGGTGTATTAGACATATACATTAAGTTTCCCAAGCTAGAAATTGGTTCACATGCAACTGACTGGTCGCCTAACCCAGCTGATCCTGAATACTATGCCGACACCATTACGGTACACAATGGCGGCACTTATCCTGTCGAGCCAGTTATTACGGCAACTATGCACGCTGATAATGGCATGGTTGGGATTGTTAATGATCGCCCGGGTATTCTCCAATTCGGCACGCAAGAAATAGATGGTTTCACCACCGAAGAAAGCGAAGTAGCACTTAACTTAGCCGCTGTTCAAGGATCACATATGGATAATCAAGCCGCCACAAACAATCCCTATTGGGGTGGTGATCCTAGTATGCCTAATGAACAGATCTGCAATGCGATTTGGACTCATGACGATTATGATGGCTGGAAGGTTGAGCCTAATTGGTCCAGCATTACTGGCGACCACAAGTATTGGAATGGTCCTTCAATCAAGCACAATCTCGTCCAGACGCATAACGGTAACTTCAAGAGCAATCTCACATGGGACGTTATGACACGCTTCCAAACTGGGGTAGCACAGGTAGGCGCGCTCGAAACAACGTTAGAGAGTGACGGTAAGCCAATTTTTCAGATGATACTGAAGGATAATAGCGCATTGTCCGATCAGCTTTGGTGGATGTGCTACTACAAAGGTCAACTGGTCGTCGATAGAAAACTTGATCGTAGCATCTTCACTAACGACAAGTTCATTCAGTTGGAGTTGCAGAAGTACGGCAAGTCAGTAATTTTCAACATATCACCATGGGTTGGCAATCAAGGACGGGAGACGACGATTTCAGTTCCACTTACGTTTGAGGATGCGGACGATGTTGAGACCAAACAATTTTCCACGTGGTTCATGCGAGACAAAACATGGGGCGAATCGACCATGTATCTGATTGCGTCTACTGTCAAATGGCAGAACGTCAGTTGGTATACGAATATCAAGAATCGTTTTAGCGATGGTGATGTTCTCAAGATTGATGTGTCGAACGCTAAGACGTACTTGAATGGTTCTCTTGCCCCAACCATGCACACGTTCGGTAATCAATGGGAGAAATTTGAACTGCCACCC